CTATTGACTATTGAGTGGGCTAACCGGGGTCTCAACCTCTGGACCATAGAACAGGGTTCTATACCCATGAATCAAGGCCAGATTACCTATGCCCTACCTAACGATACGATTGACCTGATGGACATGGTTGTCCGTACCCAGACGGGTATCGACCAGACTGACATCAATATCAATCGGATCTCCTCGTCCACATACGCCACAATCCCCAATAAAAACGCTCAGGGGCGGCCGATTCAAGTCTGGATAGACCGACAGAGCGGGGCTGAAAACGTCACCACCAAGACCCTGCAAACGACGATTACGTCGTCTTCTGACCAAATTACCCTTAGTTCCGTAGATGGGCTGAACTATGTCGGGTTTATCAAACTGGGTAACGAGACCATCGGGTACAACGAAATATCAGGGAATACCCTACAAAACTGCGTCCGTGGCGTCGATAACAGTACTCCGGCTGGGCATAACAGCGGGGCGGTTGTGACGGTGAGAAACCTTCCCAATATCAACGTATGGCCTTCCCCGGACCAATCCAACTACTACAGTTTTGTCTACTGGCGGCTGCGCCGAATTCAGGATGCCGGGAACGGAATTAACACCGAGGACATCCCCTTCAGGATGTTGCCCTGTATGGCGGCTGGATTGGCCTACTATCTGTCTTTAAAGATCCCGGGGGCAGAGGGCAGGATTGAAATGTTAAAGGCATCCTACGAAGAACAATGGGCGCTGGGCTCAAGCGAAGATCGGGAAAAGGCTTCCTTGCGGCTGGCTCCGAGGCAGTACTTTTATTGAGGTGAGCGATGGCTGGTCCAAAGTTTGCCTCTGGCAAGTGGGCGATAGCGGAATGCGACAGATGCGGATTTCGATACAAACTGAAAGAGTTGAAAAAATTGGTCATAAAGACCAAGAACATCAACCTTCTGGTTTGCCCTACCTGCTGGGAACCCGATCAGCCGCAGTTGCAACTGGGTATGTACCCTGTATACGACCCACAGGCTTTACGCAACCCACGCCGGGACAACTCTTATATCGAGGCTGGTTTGACTGGGTTGCAGGTAGAACCGCTCAATTTGCCCAACGAGGACTTAGACGCCTTTGGAACCCCGTCGGGAGGAAGCAGGCAAATCCAGTGGGGGTGGAATCCTGTTGGTCTAAATGATCCCTTGCAGTTATCTGGGTTAGTCAATAACCTAGTGGCTAACGGGGAGGTAGGAACCGTAACCGTAACAATTACTTAGGAGTAAAAAATGGACATGAAAGCAGCACTCAAAGCACACATGGCAAAAAAGGGAGCCAAGGCTCACCCGGATGCCAACGTGAAGAAACTCCGCCGTGGCGGAAAGACTAATCTGGACATGAAGAAAATGGGTCGTGGCTTGGCTAAAGTTGCCAACCAGATGTCTCCCATGAGCCGTGTCCGTAAAACGGGGATCTAATAATGAGCGCAAAAAACGACAAGTGGAATTATTTCCCGGCTGAGACCGCCGACCCAATTGGTAAGTACACCCAGCCAAAGGACTACACCGATACTATGGGTAATAACGGCTATCCCAATGCCATCCCCAATACACAGACTATGCGGACCCGTGGTACTAAAAATACCACCCGTGGCAATAGCAACAGCACAAAGATGGGCTAAATGAACTACCAGACGCTGTTTCAGACAATTCAGGCTTATTGCGAGAACGACTTTCCGGACACGGTAGTCGTTAATACGTCTGCTGCGAACGTAGACTTTCTGAGCAAGACTCAGATTGATACGTTCATCCAGCAGGCTGAACAGCGTATTTACAACTCGGTTCAGTTACCCCTGACCCGATATAACGTGACCGGCCAATGCACCACCGGCAATAAGTACCTTTCCACTCCTCTGGACTGGCTGTCTACTTTTTCTTTGTCAGTGATACATCCTGTTACAAACGAGCAGACCTATCTTCTGAATAAGGACGTTGAGTACATTCGTGAGGCTTATCCAGATCCGGACACACAAGGAACGCCGCAGCACTACGGCATTTTCGATAGCGCGACTTTCATTCTTGGCCCAACTCCGGACTTTGATTACTTTTTTGAGTTGCACTACTTTGCTTATCCGCAGTCTATTGTTATTACTGGTACATCTTGGCTGGGGAATAATTTTGATTCTGTATTGCTGTATGGTTCTTTGCTGGAAGCGTATACGTTCATGAAGGGTGAGCAGGACGTACAGTCCACCTACGTATCTCGTTACAACGAAGCCTTGGCAATGCTGAAACAACTTGGCGAGGGCAAGAACCGTCAAGACACCTACCGTACAACTCAAGCAAGGGTGCCAGTCAGATGAGCAATATGGGAGAAGTAGCCTTCCTTTTAGGGGGCAGTCAAGTCAAAGTCCTGACTACAGAGGGGCGTGGATTTACGCCTGAAGAAATAGCCGAGCGGGCTTTGGACAAGATTATCTCCGTTGGGTCGCACACCCATCCTGCAATTCGGGATCAGGCAGAAGCCTTTAAGGATCAGATTCGTAATGTTTTGGTGTTTTACATGCGAGAAACCGTCAGGTCGCATCATGTGACCTTGGCAAACAAGTTCAGGAAAGCAGGACACCCTGAGTTAATTAAACTTTTAGATGAGTAAAGGAGTACTGAAATGCCTATTACCCAAGCAATGACCACCTCTTTTAAAGCGCAACTGCTGCTTGGTGTTCATGATTTCCGTCCGTCCGCTGATACTGGCGCTGACATTTTTAAACTGGCTTTGTACAGTTCGTCGGCAACGCTGGATGCCAATACCACTGCGTATTCGTCGTCTAACGAAGTATCGGGTACTAACTACACCCCGGGCGGTCTTGCTTTGACTAACCTTGGTGTTACCACAACCAACATCAACGCTAACACTGGTACAGGTTTTACTGATTTTTCAGACCTGACCTTTGCAAACGTGACGATCACGGCCCGTGGCGCTTTGATTTATAACACCACCCCTTCGGCAAACAGCAACGCCAACACGACATTAACCAATGCGTCTGTGGCAGTTCTAGACTTTGGTGCTGATAAGACATCTACGGATGGCGACTTCACCATCATTTTCCCGACCAACGATGCCTCTAACGCAATTATTCGGATTGCTTAACTATGCCCTTAGTACTTAAAGATCGAGTACAAGAGGTCACAAACACCACCGGTACAGGGACACTAACCCTTGCCGGTGCTGTGAATGGCTTCCAATCCTTTTCTGTAATTGGAAACGGAAACACTACCTACTACACCATTTCTGGTAACAATCAATGGGAAGTAGGTATTGGCACGTACACGGCTTCAGGTACTACGCTTTCTAGGGATACAGTACTTGAGTCATCTAACAGCGGGAATTTAGTTGATTTTGTTGCGGGATCTAAAACGGTATTTGTAACGTACCCTACAGCACGGGTTGTTATTGGTGATGGAACGTCAATTCAGGTAGCCAACAGCGCCACACTCCCAGTTAGTGCTGGTGGTACTGGGTCTGCAACTGCTACGTTTAGTGGCGCAAACATCACCAGCCTTAATGCTAATAACGTCTCAACCGGTATTTTGGCTGTTGGGCAAGGTGGCACTGGATCTGCTACTGCAGCGTTTAGTGGTGCAAATATCACAAGTATTAACGCATCAAACATTTCAAGCGGAACATTAGATAACGCTCGTACTTCGGCTTCTTCAGCCAATGGCGCTAATACAATAGTCTTAAGAGACGCTAGTGGTGATTTTGCAGCAGATATTATTACTGCTACTAGTTTTAGTGGAAGTGGTGCATCGCTTACAAGCCTTAATGCTTCAGCAATATCTAGCGGAACAATAGCAAATGATAGAACAACTGCTACACACGTAAATGGTGCTAGTACGATTGTTTCTCGGGATGCCTCTGGTAACTTTGCCGGTGCAACCATAACCGCTACTACCTTTAGTGGTTCAGGTGCTTCAATTACTAGCCTTAACGCATCAAATATATCTGCTGGAACACTTGCGGTTGCCCGGGGTGGTACAGGATCTGGAACAACGCCTACTAATGGTCAGTTATTAATTGGTAATGGATCAGGATTTACTTTAGCCACCATTACTCAAGGAACAGGAATTACTGTTGGTACAGGTGCTGGATCTACAACAATTACGAATGCCGGTGTTACAAGTGCAACTGGAACAACTAACCAGATTACAGTTTCAGCATCAACTGGGGCTGTTACGTTTTCTACTCCCCAATCAATTGCAACTGGCAGTAGCGTTCAGTTTGGTTCTTTTGGTGTAGGAACTGCAGCCTCTGGTACTACAGGTGAAATTCGGGCTACTAATAACATTACAGCCTATTACTCTGATGACCGACTAAAAACTAAGTTGAGTGGGATTGAAAGCGCTTTGGAAAAACTTTGCTCATTGAGTGGGTTTTTCTACGAAGCAAATGAAACGGCTCAGGCTTTGGGATATGACCCCGTTCGTGAAGTTGGTCTGTCTGCTCAAGAAGTGCAGAAGGTGTTACCCGAAATTGTTGTCCCGGCACCGATTGACGCTCAATACTTAACTATCCGTTACGAAAGATTAGCCCCACTTATTGTCGAAGCAATTAAAGAACTAAAAGCAGAAGTTGATGAGTTGAAAAGGAGCAAGTAATGCCGCTTCCTGCTTCTGGTCAAATTTCTTTAAATCAAATCAACACTGAATTTGGTCGTGGTACTAATTTAAACGCTTATAGAGGAACACAGTATTACACTTCCTCTGGTGGCCCCTTTACTTTCCCTGCTGGTGCAATCGCATTTAGTGATTTTTATGGTACTCAACTTGCAGCGCCAACATATACCGTTGAATATCTAGTAGTTGCAGGTGGTGGTAGTGGAGGCTCTAGTTATAACGGCGCCGCTGGCGCTGGCGGTGCTGGCGGTGCTTTGGATAGCACTTTAACTGTTACTCCGGGTACTAACTATACAGTCACAGTTGGCGGAGGTGGTGCTGCTGTTAACACCGGTAACACAAGCGGACACTACAACGGCAACCCCGGAAGCAATTCAGTATTTGGATCTAATACTGCAACTGGTGGCGGTTATGGTGGGAATAGGGGAGCGGCCGGTGGTAGTGGTGGTTCTGGTGGCGGAGGCGGGGTAACAGGTGTTCCAGTAAATCCGCAATCTGGCGGATCAGGAACTTCAGGACAAGGAAATGCCGGTGGGTCTAGCGCCGCAGTGCCGGGAGGATATGGTCGTGGTGGAGGCGGTGGAGGTAAAGGCGAAGCCGGAAGCACAGACGGTGTTGGTGAAGGCGGCGATGGTATTAATTGGAAATCGTTAGGTACGTTTTATGCTGGAGGCGGTGGCGGCGGAGGATATAACGCTACAGGTGGTGGTGGCGGTGATGGAGGTGGCGGTGCTGGTGGATCTTCTGCTGGTGGTGGTACTGCAAATCCCGGAATTGCAGGTACTGCTAATAGAGGTGGCGGTGGTGGTGGCGCTGGCGCTGAAGGATTTCCAGACCCGAAAGCAAGCGGAGCGGGTGGAAGCGGTATTGTAATTATTCGTTACTCTGGCTCTCAACGAGGTAGTGGTGGAACTGTTACCTCATCTGGCGGTTACACATATCACACGTTTACTTCTAGCGGTACGTTCACAGGTTAAAAATGGCACACTTTGCACAACTTGATGACAGCAACATAGTTCTGCAAGTTATTGTGGTTGGTAATGACGACATTAATAATTTGCCATTTCCTGAAAGCGAATCTGTAGGACTTCAATTTTTAATTAATTGGTCTGGCGGTTACACAAATTGGAAACAAACTTCTTACAACAATAACTTTCGTAAGAACTATGCTGGGGTTGGCTACACATACGATGAGCAACGTGACGCTTTTATCCCACCAAAACCGTATGCTTCATGGGTCTTGAACGAAGAAATTTGTCAGTGGAAGCCTCCAGTTTCTAAGCCTATGGACGGCAAACACTATATGTGGAATGAATCAACTGTATCTTGGATAGAAGAAAGTTTGTAAAAAGGAAATAAAATGGCTTTGATA